CTGCTACCAAATGCCCCTTTTTTTAAGTTTCAACCGGAAACGTGCGCCAGCAAACGGGGAGCCATTGATAGATTAATCAATGTTGCTCATTACTCTTTCGTAGTCCCCAATGGCAAACTGGTGCGCTATACCATCATGGTAGTGCATTACCTGTCCTTTGGCCTCAAGGTACGTTTTAACGCTGTGGCAGGATTGGCAAAGCGATTGAAAGATATTCCGCTTAAATGCCGTGCGTCCTATCCTAGCCCAAGGGAATACGTGGTCAACGTGCTCGGCTTGGGTCACAATGCCTTTGGTAAGGCAACATTGACACAATGGTTGTCTGGATAATTGGGTAACCCGTAACACGCGCCAAAACTTGGATTGATATGCGCTGTTAAACGCACGCCGTTCTTCCGTGGGTGCCTGTGTGTTAACGTCCTTGCCCCCATGCTTAACGCAATAGATATTGTATTTGGAGCGGGGGTTAGTGCAGCCAAGTTCCTGACAGGTTCTTTGCGTGGGTACAGAAGGCACGGCTAACCTCTTGGACTATACGCGTTGCGTGGCACTTACAGCAACGCTGTGGGTACTGTGGCGGGCATGTTGCGTACATAACCCCTGTTTCGTGCCAACAATGCTGACAATGCTGTTTGTTATGTGTTGACATAATGGGTAGGGCAGGCTGTTCGCTCCACGTCCAATAGGCAACGGGGTCTGTCCTTTCGGTTGTACCACGTTTATCGGGGAACCTGCCCTATCCGTTATATTACCGCAGACGGGTCAATTTGTAACATGTTGTGTTGACCAATTTGGCAATCTCATCAATTTCGTTTTGAATCTCGCTGTCCATTGGCATATCGTTACGGGCAGTCCTAACGTATTGACGGACAACCTTCATGTAAGCCAAAGCGTCATTGTTAGCAGGTGAACCAAATGCCGTTGGGTACGGCTGAATAATCTCGTCATACGCGCCTTGGATTTGTTCAGCAAGGCTATCCACCAATTCCACAATGCCGTCATAATAACCGCCCAACGCTTTGTGCTTTGCATACGACCCTTCGCCTTCAACGGCAAGGTGCATCATGTGGGCGATGGTTGCACTGTGGAGCAGAGTAGCGATAAATTCTGCGACTTTGTTCGTTTCCATGGCTTGTTCCTCGTATCCGTGAGCATAAGCGGCACGGGCAATCGCCAATGCCTTGGCTTTGGTGTCAAATGGGCCTTTGCCGCCCCAATACCAACCTTTGTCCGTGTGTCGTAATGGCATGATGGAATCAGTTTAGCACGTTGCCGATGTTTGTGGTCGGTATTTAAACGACCACGTTTTAACGTCCAAACGAAAGCCGCCTTGCGTTGGGCTTGTAATAGCTTTGGCTCGGTCAAATCTGGTGCCTTTATTTATATTTCCTCTTTGCATTGAGCCGCCAACCGTTATTTTGGTTTGACGTTTAACGTCCACAAGCCGCCAACGGGGGTCACGCTTTAATGCCGCATAAACGGGCGCGGACGAAAACTTGCCCATAACCTCAAATCCTTGGTCGTGCATTATTTGGGAACAATGGTTTAGGAAATGAATACCCAATCCAAACCCACAATAATCCGGATGAATAACCAGTCGGTTAAAGTGCATTTGCATTCGGCTAAACGTTTCTTTTCGGTGCGGAACGTAATTGGTAAACGCCAGGAATCCTATTTGGTTTTGCCCTTCCCAGAGCCCAAAAAACTTTTGATGGCCTCCGGCAAGGCGTTCGCTTAAATAGTGATAGCGGCTAAAATATTTCCAAGTGTGCCTACCGGTTTCATAAATGTCGAATCGGAGTTGTTCTGTTCGCTTGTGGCCGCGCCAAAGTGACCTCCGGTCAATGTATTCCTGCTTGTTGGCATCAATAACCCAATCAGGATTGAGCCATTCCACCACGTCGTAATGACAAGACAGCAAAATAATGCGTTTTTTCGTTTTCCGCGCGTGTTTTTGGATGCAATGCGACATAACCTTGGCAACAGTCCGGTCAACAACGGAAGTCCACTCGTCAATGACAATAACATCGGAATCTTCCCGCGCCATTTGCAATGCGCATTCTGCTCGAGCGCGTTGACCATTGGACAGCGTATATGCCGGACGTATCCAACAAGGCACGCTGGTTAACCCAACGCCGCACAACATGGCAGCACAATCATCGTAAGCATACGATTCGGGGAATTGGTCAATAACGGGTTTGGTCGGGTCGAGGATTTCTTTAAACGCGGCTTCCCCGTATATGTGCTTGGCAAGGGTGGTCTTGCCGGAACCTGATGCGCCAACAATAAGCCCGATGGAATAATCCGAATCCAAATCCGCTGCCACGTTAAATTCGTGGATGGACTTTTTTTCTTGGTCAATGTCGAGGCTGTTAGCCGCTTTGGTGCAACGGAACGATGTTGCAACAGGAGATTGGAGTTTAAGCGCGTAGTTTTTCATGACATGATTTTGCAATTAAAGCCGCGCTCTTGAAGTTCGGTAAACAGCGTTTCGCATTCCCGTTCTGACGTTAACTCCACCATTATCAAATTACGGCTTTCGTCCGATGGTTCCGCAACGTCCGTATCTTCGTCAATGCCCATCATGTTGGCAATTTCCTTGTCGGAAAAGCCCGTTAACGCCAAAAGGTCGGGGTCAAGCTCTTGCATCTCAAATTTCAGGATTTCTGCATCCCAACCAGCATTAATGGCAATTTTGTTGTCGGCAATGACGTAAGCTTTTTTCTGGCTTTCCGTTAAATGGGAAAGTTCAATGGTTGGCACTTCGTCCAAGCCTAATTTTTGAGCAGCCAACAAACGCCCATGTCCAGCAATAACGCCGTTATCCCCGTCAATGGCTATTGGGTTGTTAAAGCCAAATTCTTTGATGGATGCCGCAATTTGCGCCACTTGTTGCTCATCGTGAGTGCGGCTGTTCATGGCATACGGAATTAAATCCGTGGTTTTGCGATACGTTACGGTCAGTTGTGTCATGTTGTTTCCCCTTTGTGGATGCGGTGCTGTTTAATCTTTTCCTGATATTGGGCTTTAATGTTGCGAGCGTCTTCTACCGACCATTTAACCGGCGCGTTATTGTTTTCCAACGCTTTAACTCGTTCTGTTCCAATTCGCTTAACCAAGCGGATACGATATTCAACAGCGTTACCGGATTTGTGCTGATTACAGGCAACGCATTGTTTGTGACAATTGTCTTCGTTGAATCGGAGTTGCGGTGCTGCGCCAACGGAGCGGTAGTGTCCGGCATCGTATGTGTTCCGATGTTCCCCGCATGAGATACACGGCAAATGCTCGTCACGGAGCCGGATGTATTTGTTGAAAATCCTTTGGGCATCGTTTAACACCTCGCGGCGAGATTTTAATGCTTCACGTTTTTCATTGTCGGCTTTGCGTTGGGCTTTGGCTTGCCGTTCGCTTTCCCGCTTGTATTGAACATCGGCTTTTCGCTGCGTTTCTTCCTTTTTGGCTTGCACCAAAGCAAACGCGCATTTAATCGAACAAGCCGCTTGCGTGCTTACGCGCGGGATAAATTCTTTGCCACATCCTTCTGCTTTGCAGAGTTTAGGCTTCAAAGTCTTCTTCATGTAGTGTGTATATGTTGTGTTCTGCGCAAAACGCTAAAGCGTAATCCATCAAACTGGATGCGCGTGCCTTGCTCATGCGCGCGGTGCTTTCGCGTAAATTAATAAATTCGCCCTCCAATCCCGGCACAACTTCGGCCGATTGATTGGTGGCAATGGCGTGACCGGAAACAAGAAGCACTTTCCACTCGCTTGCCGTCCGTGCCTTGCCAGCCCATTCCAATCCGGATTTGGCAAGGTCACCACATAATGCGTGAAACATTGCGTTTTGGTCAAGAGAGCGGGTGCGTGGCTTTATTTCCACCATTTGCCCCAATGACGCGTGCGCAACATATTCCAACGCCCGTTCCCTGACATTTTCGTTTGCCAAGATAAAAATCTTACGCGTCATCTTTTTTTCTTTCCCAATCCCAAATATGCCGCAACGGCACAACGTAATCCCTCGGCGGCACCATCTCCTCTTTTTTCTCGGACTTGCTGAAGAAACGCTTTAACGTGTTTCGCGCCATGCTGATTAAACATCCGAACCACAGAAAGAATTTCGCATTGGTGTCGATGCGCTTCTGAATACGTTGGAGCCAGTTTGTCATAAACCCATCCATTGTTGTGAGGCGTAATCCCATCGCTTAACGGGTTGTCCGTCAACGATGCGTCCTTGTTGTTTGTGTTCAAAAACTATTTCCTCAAACCGCGTATCCCGTTCCGCAAGCGCGGCAAATACAAACCGCCATGCCATCATGCTGCGGGGCTTACGCGCCCATTCTAACCCGTCACCACGTCCTTTGTGTTGCACCCAACATCTCCTTTAGCTGTTGTAAGCGTTGCGCAGCACGTTCCTTTTCTTCCGGTGTTTCGTGATGTGGCAAAGCCAATTCTTCTTTTATTGGTGCACGCCGACAAATGGCGGCAAATTCCGCAACGTTGGGCGGTTTGTTTTCCGGAAGGTTTTTAAGCGCGTATTCAATGGCATCCGGGCGGTTAGAAAAACCAACAAGGTATTCAGCCCAATCCTTTTTGACGGCTTCGGGGTTAAGGTTTTCGTATTTAAGAGAAAAATCCCTGCCGTAACGCACGGACAATCGCCGGAATATTTCGTCAATCCACTTTAACGGTAGCATATCAACCCCCAATCAGTTTTGGTTGTGGTGTTATGTCAATGATGTTGCCGATTATTTGTGTTTGCGGTTTTGCAGCAGAATCCCCTGCAAATGCCCGTATCCGATTTTCCTTTTCCACCGCCCAATCGGGTTTGTTATCTCCGCGCTTGCCCATGTCGTTTTGAATCCAATCGGCTTTAAAACTCTGCCAACCTCTTGCGCACGATATTTCCAACGCTTGTTGCAACGTCATTCCGGCTTTACCGGCTTCCTTGGCTATACCAGCCAAAGCGGTCAACGTTAACGCTGCGCGTTTTTGTTTACGCAATGCCACAAAATCATTGGCTACGCTAACGTCAACACCTAACGACAACAGATGCGCTTGCGCATCAAAGCGCGGAACGCGCGCTATAGCTTTTGTATTTTCTTGGTTTGTAATTTCTAATTCTTTATTTATAATTTGGTGACGCTTCGTGCACGCTTCGTTCACGGATTGCTCACGCTGCGCTTTTCGTTTGGCCTCTCGTTCTTTGGCTATGCGTTTGTTTATATTAGCGTTTTCGTGATATTTGGCAAGTTCTTCGGCTATACGATTTTGAACGTATTTGCCGTCAACCAATGCAAAAAAACGGGTTAAAACGAATTGCACAGCAGCCCGTTCGTTATCGTTTCTTGCCCATGCCCATTCATAAGCTTGTTCCAATGTGGGGAATTCCTCCCTATCGTAGCACGCATCCATCAAGAGCGTGTACGCTCCGTGCTCCAACATTGAAAGTTTGCCAGCTTTTTTGTGATAATCGCCTATGTCGCGCTTAAAGTAATACATGGTACAATTGCCTCGCTTTCTTTGGTTACACGTTCTCCCGCGTCTTATCCACGCGGGATTTTTTTTGTTGCGTTGCCATGTTAAGACACATCCGCGGGTAATCGGTCAATCCCAATACAAACGCCAATCGTCCGGACGAAGTTCCCTGCGATTGATTTGTCCTTCGGTAAGCAATTCAATGGTTTTGCAATACTTGGGTGGCACGCCGTTAAAGTGCCAAGATATGTACGTTTGACGCTTAACACCTAACACATTTGCGAACTGTTCTTGCGTCAAACCAAGCAGCGCATGGGCTTTCAACAATGTAGGGTTTCTCATATCTTATAGACTTTGTAGTTGTGGAGCCATTATGTTACACGAACCAATGCGCAAAGCATATCGTTGTAAAAATGCCACGATGCCAAAATATTTTTACATTGATGTGCCACAACCATGTCCGAATGTGCGACTATAGGTCTGTGGTTAAACACAACACAACATCGCAACAAGGAGAAAACAAATGTCAAACGCAGAAATTATCGAGTTGTATGACAGCAATCCAAATATGACTTTAAGCGAGTTATCACAAATTACTGGTTTACACGTTGTTGCGCTTAAAGCAATTTTGATGAATTAAGGAGAAAACAAATGGCTTACATGAATCAAGAACGCAAAGCAAAAATTGCCCCCGTTGTTAAGGCTATCTGCAAAAAGTACGGGGTTAAAGCCACCATGTCGGTGAGCAATCATTCCACGTTGTGCCTCAACATAAAAGAATCTGGCATAGATTTTATTGGTGATTACAATTTGGCAAACGGACAGCGCATCCAAAATCCAGCAACAACATATATAGACGTTAATCCGTATTGGTACAGAGAACATTTTACGGGCGTTGCGCTTAATTTTTTAACCGAAGTTTTGGTGGCCATGAACGCTGGCAATTGGGATAGGTCGGACATTCAAACGGACTATTTTGACGTGGGCTGGTATGTCGGCGTCAACATTGGCAAGTGGAACAAACCCTACATTCTTACAGCATAAGGAGATAACAATGAACCCGCTTACTCAACGCGCCAACAACGTTTACAACGCGCTTAACAACACGGAACGTAAGACAAATTATTTAATCGCCATCATTGGTGGCATTGTTTTGGGCGTAATGCTCGGATTGGGGGTGTAACGTGAGTTTTATTGATTTGTTCCGCAAGACCAAAATGTTCCACGTGGAACATCCTGTGCCAGAAATTATGAACGGCATGGCAGAACGCAACGCAGCGCGGATGGAAGCCATTAAGCGTGACATGGGGGATAAGTGGATTCTTCACCCCAATCACAAAAAATCCCGTTTACAGGAACCGAGGCCGGTATGAAACACAAACACGCAGACTTGATACACGCATGGGCTGATGGAGCCGAAATTCAGTTTTGGAGCGAAAATTTTCACGAATGGTGTGACGTAATTGAAGGAACACAGCCGGATTGGTATCCATCAACCCAATACCGCATCAAGCCAGAAGAAAAGAAGCCTGTAGTGCGTTGGCTGTGCGCTTGGTACACCAAAGGGAGTTGGGAATTTGTAACTTGTTTTATGAATGAAAAAGAAATCAAACAAAGAATCAAATTGTGCGGAGAAAATAATTTTATGAAACTTGAATGGTCGCGCACGGAGTTTCCAGAATGAGCAAAATCTATTACAACCATACAACCGAAGTTGCCTTGGATTTTGGGGTTATTGGTGACCAATATGTTGACGTTATATACGATTGGCACGAACCAAACCCGTCCAATGACCCGTATCAAGTACCAGAACGCGGTGGCGTGGTTGTTAAAGACGTGCTGTTGTTTATTGACGGCAAAGAATCAAGCGTGATGCACTGGTTATCTCCATCGCGCATTGATGAAATATCTCAAACCATACGGGAGCGGTGGGAATGAGCCAAGAACGTTTTGATTATGAAGTAACAAGACAACAACAGGAGCAAGATATGAAACAAATAGCAGCGGCATTTATTAAAGCCAAGAAAGCATTTGCGCCAGCCATTAAAAACGCAACCAACCCGCATTTCAAAAGCAAATACGTTGACCTTGCGGCGTGCATTGAGGCGGTTGACGAACCGTTTCTGGCAAATGGCATTGCCATGTATCAGGAAACATTTGAAGATGCCACGGGCGTTACTGTGGAAACAGTATTGCTACATGAATCTGGCGAGATGATTCGTTGTGGGCGTTTACACGTTCCGGCATCCAAGCAAGACCCGCAAGGATATGGTTCTGCTTTAACGTATGCGCGCCGCTACAGTCTTATGGCAGCGTGTGGCATTGCACCGGAAGATGATGACGGCAACGCAGCATCCAAACCTGCCAAACCCAAAACAACCGGATTGGACGAAGCAGCGGCCATTGCAGCCATGCGTGGTGCGCCCGATATCCAAACGCTTAATAAGTATTACCAGAGCGCAATGGAACGTGCGTCTAACGCGCAAGCAACCACGTTGGAAGCCGCATACGCAGTTGCTAAAGACGTATTGGAGAACGCGTAATGAATAAGAGCGTAAATTATTGGATTAATTTGTTTCTTGAAAACCAAGCTCGTGGTTTTTACAACACGGATATTCTTGAACGTTTGCGAGATGCAATTAATGAGGAATTAAGCAAATGACCGCATTGTACGAATTAACAGCCGATTTTAAGACCGTGGCAGCACGGCTCGAAGAATTGGAATTGGATGCAGACACCATCCGTGACACTTTGGACGGATACGGGGCTGAATTTGACAACAAAGTTATAGCCATTGCGTCTTTAATCCGTAATCACGAAGTCACCATTGCAGCCATTAAAGAAGCAGAAGCCCAAATGATTGCGCGGCGCAAAGGGTTGGAACGCAAAGTGGATTGGTTGCGTGATTACGTTATTAACAACATGAAAGCCATTGGCAAGACGCGCGTGGAATGCCCAATGTTTGCGGTTAATGTACGCGTTAACCCTGTAAGCGTTGCAATTCAAGACGGCCAATTGTTGCCAGCAGAATATGTGGTTCGCAAAACAACAGAATTACCGGACAAAAAAGCACTTAAAGCCGCTTTGGAATCTGGCGTTGTAATCGAGGGCGTGAGCCTTGTTTCAAGCAATACCCTTTTAATTAAATAGGAGCATACAAATGAGCAATCAATCACAAAAAGCATGGGTTTACGCGCAATTGAAAAAAGGCAAGCGTCTTACTCCAATCCAAGCGTTTGACGGGTGCGGAACCATGCGCCTTGCTGCTTTAATTTATGACCTTCGGGAAGAAGGCCACCCAATTACAACCACCAAAAAATTCGGCAATGGCAAGCAATGGGCTGAATATCGCCTCGCACGGAGCAAATAATGGCAAGTCTGAATAAAACCATGTTGATTGGCAATTTGGGGGCAGACCCAGAAAGCCGTTACACAACTTCGGGGGATTGTGTCTGCACAATTCGCCTTGCAACAAGCGAGTCTTGGAAAGATAGAAACACGGGAGAAAAGAAAGAAGCAACAGAATGGCATCGCATTGTTTTTTATCGCCGTTTGGCAGAGATTGTCACCCAATACGTTAAAAAAGGCATGACCATTTATGTCGAGGGTCGGTTAAAAACAAACAAGTGGACAGACAAAGACGGAGTGGAACGTTACACAACACAAATTGATGCAACGGAAATGAAGATTTTGTCTAAACGTGACCGCGAAGCCGAACAACAACCATCCCAAGCCGCCAGCGTTGCTGACCTTGAAGATGACATTCCGTTTTAATTGGAGAACACAACATGAAAAAAGCACTTACTTTTATCGCAGCATTTATTGCTATCTCGTCCGTGGCTTACGCCGCTTGCCCACCATCGGCACCATATCGTTGCGTGCCAACCATTGGTGGAAAACAAATGTGTGGTTGCGGTTACTGATACAATAACAACAGGGAGTCCGTTTCCTTCCCTTATGAGGGTTGGTTGCCGTCAAAGAGCGCGGACTCCCGCTTAAATGCAAATAAAATGACGCTACAAGAAATTCTTTACGGCAAGTGGACGCCGCCAGAAAATACATATTCCAGACCGCACCGCATTGGTTTGTCCGGTGGGTCACGTTACACACAACCATCCAAACGCACGTTTAAAGATACGGACGGTCTTGGCGTAACCGAAAAGAAAGTGTTTGACATTCTAAAAAAATACAACGATTTTGTACCTGTTTCTGTGTTAGCCAAAGAAGCCAAAATATCCAAACCCAATTGCAGTTTGGTTATGACGCACCTTCACAAAAAGGGTTATACG